AGACAAACCTGTGAACAAATTGTTAACATTTCCCCAATCTGTTCATATTTTGTTCATAATTGCAAAACTGGCATGAATCTTGCTAGGCAACTATAACATTAAATTGTCTGACAATATACCACAAAGTCTGTCACTTATTCTGTTGACATATTAGTTCATATGAACTATAATAGACTTATCAAATGAAACAGCAACAGCCGACAAGGCGGGAGGGTGAAAACATGAGAACATTAAAAGAAGTAACAAACGAGGAAATGAATGACATTGCTTCATACATGAATGATGAGCTTAGAGAATCTATACATTTTGACTTAGCACCTTGCACAAATGAGGAGTTTATCATCGCATATTGCAATGCTGATCCAACTTTTGAAGATCTTCTTAATGAAGAATTTCACATTGAATTATAGGAGGGTAAAAGAGAGATAGCCCAGCGGATGCTGGGCTATCTCTCTTTTACATCGTAATTGAGCCCCTGTGAATCTGTACCTGTGTAACCTCTGTCAAAGTCCGGTAATTGTGCTTGTCATCTGAGACATCATACAAGCTCAAATAGATATGCCGACCTCTGAAGTTAAGCTGTGCGGGGATATGATAAAAGTCACTGCTAGACTTAACGATCACACTTGTTGGATAGCATGTATAGCCATTGTGATCTCCGATAAAAGAAGTTGAAAAAATACGCCCCAAGCGGTACTCAGTGCCATCACATGTAAGTGTTCCGCTGTTTGGCAGGCAAACATAGTTACCCCAGATCAGAGTACTTGTATTATCATTGTAGGAACTTACAAATTGCCAACTTGATCCCGGAGTAGGTGCAAAGTCACCTGCTTCAAAATTTGCACTAACTTCATAAAATGATGGACTACACGCCCCTGTTTCTACAGCGGTCGCAAGATAAGTAGCAAGCCTCTCCTGTCCGGTTGTGTTTGGGTGAAATCCATCAGAACCAAGGAACCCATCAGCATGGAGAATATAGTCTGACCCTGTCAGATACCGCCAATTCTTTCTCTGAGTGTTATAAACACTCTTTGCGATCTTTAGCCTATTTTGCACCATTGGATCATCCGTTCGATCAACGCTCCATGCTACCATGGCAGAAAATACTTTTGCGTTCGGAAATCTCACTTCTGCTGCTCCCATAAAAGCATTGATTGCATTTTCAATTTCTGAATAAGTTCCGAACTCATTAAATCCACCTACAACAAGGATCTGTTTGACCTCATCAGATGCTGGCACAGCATTTAAAAGCATAATGAATGAATTAGCAGCTGTTGAGAAAGATGCACCCCCATTTGCGGAAATGATTACATTATCAAGCCCTGTGTACTTGATAAAGTTTGTAGTCCATGGCTGCACATTACCATCCGGAGTATAACCAACGGTGTAACTGTCTCCGATAATGATGGTTTTCCCGGAATGGTCAAAAAGCCCTTCTCTTTTTTGTAACTTTGTGATTTCAGCTGTATTTGTTCCTACTTGCTCTTTTAATGGTTCAATCTGTTCGTTGATTACTTTTGTAGTAGCTTCATTTACTACTTTTCCGATCTCTCCATCATCCAGACTTTTCTGGATTGCATCATCAATCATGGTCTGGGCTGTGTCTTTTATGTGTGTCCATTCCTCATGATCTTTGTTGGCCTGTTTTCCAACTTTAAGCAACCAGTCTAAATTCATATCCTGCATAGAACTATGTGGGTAGTTAAAAAACATAATTCATTCCTCCTTAATAAATTAATAAAAGCAGATCCTGTGCAAAAAGACCTGTGCAGTAGTCAATAAAGCTTTGTTTTCTCAACTCAAGCTCCGACTGAATCATATTCTGTGACGTAGTAACTCCAATGTTGCCATGAATATGCCCGATATGCTTATTCTGCCCTGTCTCCCGGCTTGTCTCACCCTTGCCATACTCAAATGTATTTTTATTCTCACCAGAACTTTGTACTTTTGTACTGCCTCCATACTCTGTAGTTGTTTTTTCATTCGGGGAGTAGTTTGCATCATTAAAAGCACTGACATCATTGGTAGCTGTATCTGCCCCAGAGTTGGTCGTAGTGGTTCCCTGTCTTGCTTCTGCCCTGTTTACATCTTGTCCGGAAGTCTGACTTGTTCGTGTCATGTCCGGGCTGTCTGTCCATTCTTCATGACGGTCATAGTTTTCAATCGGTTCATAATTCGTTAGTTCTAACACATTATAAACCTTGTCAATGCTTGTTTTCCATTTCTGGCTCCATGCAGGAATAGCACTTTCATACATAAAATCCCAATCCGGGTATAATGGTTCACAATCCCCATAGGACAGAAGCAAGCTATCGATAAAATTCTGCCTGTCTGCTGATTCTGGAAATTCCATTTTATCAAATAAAATGTCATTCCATTCATAAAGCCCTGCTATCGTAACCTTATAAAGTGCCATAACTTTTCACCCCCGCAGTTTCATAGTTTCTTATCTTGATTGACAAATTCATTTCCGGATACAGTCTATTTGTCGTGTCAACCCCTGCTTGCATGGTTTCAAGCCATGTTGTAAGCCGTGTCACGGATTCTGCATCATTTTTGCTTGTTTCAAGCACATTCAGGCGTTCTTTTTTATCAGATCCAACAGATGGAATACCGACCTCTGTGTCAAACTGATCCAGAAGCTTTTCAAAAACCTCAATCAGCTCTGGTGCAATAAAGTTCTGCTTCAAATCTTTGTTGAATGTCTCCCAGGCGTCCTGCTTGCTTCCTTGTCTATCTTCTGTTTTTATGGATACATCAAAAGCCTCAACTGGGTTACCAGCCTGTATACTGTCATAAATTTTTTTCAACGTCTGAGCTGCTGCTTTGTTTTTCGCAGCAATCAGAAAAGCAAGTTTTGAGTTAAAAATATTCATGTCAAAAGCAGACGCAACAAGTGCCAGTTTGTAGCTGTAAAAGCCAATGATATCTCCAATCCCACAAAAAGTAGGCCTGAGATAGATGACAGAGCAGTCTTTCCCGATCTCCATATCCTCTATGTCAATTGTCGCATTGCTTGCATACGTATGTATGCTTGCTGTCGTTGGTTTAAAGTAAATATTGTAGCCTGTCAGCATTGGATACTGAGCAATCAGTCCATAAAGATCTGTCTTTGTGATGCAAATATAACCCCCAAAAAGCAGGCAATATTTGAAGTAATCAATATCAATGTTTCCGTTGTATGTTATATCAAGGATAGAACACACACGCTCATAAAGCATCCGATCGAACGTATCAGTATATAAGCTGTTAACTTTGATCCCGGATGGCTGGAAGTAATTAGTGCATATGTTTATTTTGTCAAAATTCATAGGTACCCACATGTTTTTCATCCCTCCTTTATTCAAAATAAAAACCATTATTCAAGTAACTATTCACCTGCTCTTGATCCCCCTCAAATCCTGCAATCTGGATAGATGCATTACGGCACTTTACAAACCCACTCAGTGCAGAAATAGACCGGATAGTCCCGTCTATATAACCCTCACTTGTGCCATCTGGATCTATGCTTGTGCAGGCATAGCAGATACTGTTTGCATCCATGCTGTTGAGTATAGAGGAAATATTGCCAACTGTACCTACCATGTTGGGCTCTGGTGAAGTCACACTCTGAAAAGCACCTACCGTATTTGTGATAACCCCAATAGGGTTACCGGAAGCAAGGCTTGTGCCAACGTCTATTAAGTTGGTAGTAAGTTGACCAATGTTAGTGGTGGCATATCCAATCTGTACCGGAACAGCAAGCTGACATTGAAAGTGAGCGTATTCATCTGTTCCAGAAGTTAGCCAAACATCAGCCATGCCTGATACAGCATCAAAGTTATAAGTAGCTTTTAACTGACCCTTATGTGTCTTTGTTGGATTGATAGGGATAACACCCACAAATGGTAATTTGACAGCGTACTTTGAAAAACTAGCATTGTAATAGCGAAAATCTGTATCAGCATATAAGGGGTTGCCAAGGCTTAAATCATAAGAAAAAGTGCATGTTGCATCATTAATTAATGCAGCAGTTACATTGCTGTCCCAGTAGCCAAGCTTGATATTATCGGCAATATTCAAAAATGAGCTTAACCGAAACGGCAGCCATTTTAGATCCACGATATACTGAAATGGATTGAAAAGCAAACGTGTAAGTGCTGAGTCGATCACATCTGGGATGGATCCATAAGTGTACATAAATTCCATTAGATCATCTAATTGGCTTCCTGTGACATAATAAGTGCTTATCCCATCCACTGAAATAGTCCGCAGCAGATAGTTTCTAGCATATCCATTCACAAATGTATTGATCGGCTGCCCTACGATCGTGGATTGACTTACCCAGTCATTCGTAGGAATATACATGGAATCATTTGCAAGCGTAGTCTGCTTGCTGGATCTCTCAATGAAACATGTATAGTTGCCTATCTCTGTCCGGTAAGTTGCTAACACATCCTCACTCGCTGAAAGCTCAACCATGTCATTATTCAGTGAAACTGTTGAATTAATAAAATAGTAATGGTCAGCCCACTTCAAATAGTTGTATTGCAAGGCATTATCTAATGATAATTTTAGCTTAAATACTGGATTTTGAAACGTGGTATTTGATTTTAAAAGACAGGGGACGGTTGCCCCCTGTCCTGTCGGTCTTTTTGTACTGTTTTTTCGTTTGGAAAAATGGAATAAGATAATCTCTGTCATGATAAGTAAATATCTCCCTTTGCCGTGATTGCACATATCCAACCGGATGGAATCCTAACCCACGTTGCACTGGCTTCATCCTTTTTGACATCTTTTACCGTGACTGTGGTTCCTTTTTTCAGGCAGCCATCAGAATAAGCATGTTTCATGCCATCCCTTGTCAGCTGTGCATACTCTTTGATCTGGCCCCATATGCTATAACGTACATGTAAGTGATCTATCATTGTAGTATAAGTTCCGCCAATTTCATAAGATATACTTTTTTCATCCCATACCCTGCGGATGCAGGATAAGTCAGACCTACGACTTACAAGGCTTTTGACTACCCCAACCCCAGGATTGTATTGAGTATTTTTTCTGCCACCCCTGCTTTCAATCATATATCCGTATCCTACGAAAATAGCACAATGAGTTACTGGAGTGCCGAAAAAAAGAAAATCACCTACTTTTTGCTCTCCAATTGGAATCCTTGTTCCAAGCTTTGAATAGCTTGATGCCGTCAGTCTTCCAACATTTGACCCTGCTTTTTTCTGGATCCAGTAAAGCAATCCGGAACAGTCAAGTCCCTGTGTGGGGTTTGAACCACCCCACACATATCTAACTCCAAGTAATTCCTTTGCATTTTCAATAAGTTCGTTCGCTGTCATTTTACACCTACTTTCCTAAGTGTTCAATTAATGAGTTCATTTTTTCAACCGCAAGTGTGTTATTTTTGATAACTTCAGAAAGCGTATCAACTTCATTTTTGTGTTCCTCGTTGAGTTTGTCAACTCGTGAATTTGTCTGGTCATATATATACTTTACGAAGTATGCCATGACACAGCAGCAAACGATTGGAAAAGCATAGTTGCCTAAAATAGTTAAGAATGTATCCATCATGCTGATACCCCCTCTTCAAAATAGTCATTATTAATTGGGGCAAGAGGCACTGTATCAACTAAAACTGCCCCAAAACCAAATTGAAAAACTGAAAAATTTGATAATTTCGGAAACCCATAATAACTATCAAATTTTAATTCTAAACCGTTACTCCTATTAAAGTAAGCGATTACATTTCCATTTAGTTCTAATGTTGAACTTTGCTCTGATGTGCTTGTGCATATAATTCTGCGAACTCCATAATCACCATTCAGACTAAAAACCTGCCCTTGTTCATCTGCCTGCATGTTGAAAAAAAACATTATACTCCCTCCCCCAGGACATACAGAATTGCATTGTGTGTAAAGTTATTCCACGCATTGAATCTGTAGTGATCAAAGATATTGTAATAACCACCGGCTGCATTGAATGGCGTAGCAGCTGAATACATCCACTGATTATTAACTCCCATTGCCCTACGGTCATAAAGTAAACCGAGTACATAAGGAATACTTACCGCTGTAGTGGCTGTCTTTGAAGCTCCGTCAGCATCAATGATGTTCGGCTTAATATTGATTGCAGGGCTGTCGAACTCCTGCCAGCCATTTACCAACTCTTTGTCTGCGATTTTAAGTTGCTCATCGCTAAACACTGTCGGGAATACTTGTGTTTCAGAATCAATCCAGAAATCTGTGTACATGAGCAGTTTCTGATTCTCTGGTCGGGTAAATCTCAAGATATCTTTACCAGTGAGATTCATATGATATTTTGTCGTACGATCCTGCATTTTTTTCGAATCTTTTTTGATTCTTGCAACCACAAAAGCCATGAAGTCTCTGTGATGCTCCGGGCTTAACAGCTGCTTTCTTGTCAGTTCTGTACCATAGGCTGTGTTATACTCTTTTACTAAATCCACCTCATTTGTTCCCAGTGAGGAAATCCCAGCCATAAAGTTAAGCACTGTCAATCTGCGCTTTGCTTCATTTCTGGATTCAATGTCATTATAGTAAGCAGTCATATAGCTACTTACAAACATCAGAAACTCTGCTTCGTTGGAGAAAGCAAGAGCCAGCTGATCACGGAAACGCGTGATATGCGACTGCAAAACTTTGCTGCCATAGAATTTCAGCTCCACTACTTTTGGCGCATTGATCTTGTACATATCGACCGACTGACCATCGGCAAGCTGATTTTCATTCAAGTCTGTATTCCAATCCTGTGATGCTTCTGCATCTAACGGAAGTGAAATGATCTCACGTGTGATAGCTCCCCATCGCTCATTATTCTCAATGATGGATCGGAACACTCCGGATCTGTATTTTTCCATTTCAAAATAGGTACGACCACACCACTGACTAAGTGCTTTCAACGTTGGTTCTACACCTGTCCGTAGCATTGTCTCTCCGACAGCCACAAAAGAACTTGTATCTAGCGCTTTGATATTCTCCCGTCCGGTAGCCATCTTGTACAGATCATTAATGATTAAATAGGCATCCTGTACGACTAAACTATTTGCCATTTTCTATTACCCCCTTAATTCATGAGTTTCATGAGATCTTCTGCCACGTTATCCGATGTGCGTGGTGTTGATCCAGCTTTTCCAGATGCAGACAGGTTCCCAGCCTGTAACGTAGCGGTCAAAGTATTGATTGCTGTCAGCAAGGCTGCATTGGTTGCATCCTGTCCCGTCTGTGCTGTCAGATTCAGGGGAGTATTTGCAACCTGCTGTCCCAGATTCTGAATCTGTTCTGTACCCTGTGGGCTTGTGATCTGATTAAGCCCAGCCATGTTCTGAGCATTCAGGATTCCCATGATTTCATTTTTAGAAAAACCAAGCTTTCCAAGTTCTAAAATTTCATTTACTTTCATTTTTTCTATCTCCTTTTCTGCCGGAAGTGAAAAATTAAAATAGGTCAACGCTTCCGGGTTATCATCCCACGGCATCCGCTTCCGGCGGTCGATGTAGCCACGTTGACCTGTCTTTAATATATAATTTTTAAAATAGTTTGTCAATATAGAATTTTACAGAAATATTCTGGTAGCTGATTCTATTTGTCAGACGATAGCTGTCAATCCAGCTATAAAAGCATCTAAACTGATCTTTGCCATGCTGACTATCTTCAAATACATCCTTGCAGGATCCCGATATATGATCCGAAACATACAAGTGTGCTTTTGACTTGTGTTCGTAAATAGCCACTTTTCCAATCACACAAATAAGCTTGTATTGGCGTATATCTTCTGATCGGATAGCAGAAACATCATCATATGCAAATTCATTTGATAAAGCCATCTTTGCAAAGTCAGTATTGCCCGATAATGCACGATACAAAGCAGTATCTTTTTTCTTTTCTGAAATCGGGGAATCATTAATGAGAACCAAGATGATTCCTCTCTCTTTTAGCATGGAAAACTCCTGCTTATTCTTTTTCATTCGCTCCAAGATTGGCAGCAGTCCGAAAGCTTGCACAATTGCATTATCTAAGGTGTTGGAGTTGGAAGCAAGCCACCAGCGGAATGGCTTCTTTCCCTGCAACTCCCTATTTGCTGAGATTGTTTCAACAGCATTTAAAAAAGCATCATCCTCCCCACTGATTGACTTAGCAATCTTTTCCGGAATAAATTCATCATAAATCCCCTCCGAAAAATCAGATCCGGAGAAACCACGGTTGTTATGCATTGAGGTGAGACAGAATGCCTCACCCCTATAAACTTCTTCATCCTCTGTTTGCTCCATGATCTTAATCCGTCCATACTCACCTCTGGGCTTTTCAAAATGAAAAAACCTGTTCAGATCTTTATTTATGTCCAGCCATGGATCAAACTCCGGAAGAAATACTTTTGTCAGCTGCTCTTTTGTACGCCTCATATAGATGATCTTCTCATTTTTGGAAAAAACATCATTGATGAAGTGCTGGAATATTCCATACGTTTTCCCAGTTCTACGCGCTCCAATGATGAAAATAAAGTTAATTTTATTTTTATCGGCAAGCTGGACGATCCTTGGAACATCCAGCCAACCATTTATATCATAGATGTTCATTATTGAAATCCACCCCCATAGGATGTCGGCTGCGAATTCTGATTGCATTCATTGTATTTTTTGATGCAAGCATCCTGCAAAAGCTTAGTCCATTCCTTATCAACTATATAAATGGAATTATAGTATTTACCATCTTTTCCTTTTTTACTTGGGTATGACAGGAAAAGACCCTCTTTTCCCTCAACCAGCGTAAGCCCTTTAATTACAAGTGTTCCATCCAGTTCCAGATCAACAAAAGCTTTTGTTTTTGAGTTTCCATTATAAGGTTTGCATGTGATTTTTACATTTGATTTTAACATATTAGTTTATCTCCTTTACATCAATTCTAATAATTTTCCCCACCTTGTAAGCTACGATACTAATTTCATCATCCTCGTATGTTACTTTTCGCAGGCTGCTTGTTCGCAATGTTTCATAGATCTCTGACATATCAATCAATTTTCTCACCTCCTTAATCACCCAACAATAACCATACTTGACAGGTTGCAAACATGCAAGCAAAAGTGATGCAAGTCCAGAAAAGGGTGCTTAAATCTTCTTTGTTATCATTCCAGAACTTTTTCATATTTTACACCTCCTGCTTATACTTTAACTTATTTATGTTACAAAACTATTACAGATTTATAACATTTATTCTAACTATATACGGTGTCTTCCATCTCAAAAGGCAGTGGTAATCCTGTTTCTTTATCATAAGGAATCGTGTGATCCAGCTCATATTCTGTATCACTCAAGCGGATAGCACAGCCATATTCAATCCTGCATCCATCTATAACAATTTCATTAATTCCATCATTGAATAGATACTCTGTTTTCATCTTCCATTTTGGATCCTGCCAATCATTCACCCTGCGGTAGTTCCTGCGGAACGTCAAGTCATTTTTGAAAATAAATCCTTTTCTAAAATTGGTTATATCATCGTTAAGACAATAAATCCCCTCTTTTGGAACACCAGCAACTGTCAGATGCAAGCTTGCATCTTTTTTCAGTCGGTAGCAATACCGCTTGCTACCCATCGTTTTAAATTCTGAATATAATCCATCAAACTCAGCAATTCCCAACCGGAAAGTTTTTTCCTTATACTCTACTACACCGATTTTTCTTTTTTCTGACATTTCAATTACAGACTGATTAAACTCATTCAGTTTATCATGATCCCAGTCTGTACCTTTTACAGAATCTGTGTCTGAGTATAACCACACCCGGCAGCAGGAACCCAGCCGGAAAAGATAAGCTTGTGCATAAGCTGTAATCCATACTCCCCACTGGTACGGCATGAAGCTGTTTTTGTTCCGGTAGAACTTTTCAAGCTCTTTTTCCCTGTCCTCTGGTTCTTTTGCCTCCCACTCTCCGGATTCCATCAACTCAGTACATAAGATCTGGATGATACGCTGCACAGTCATTCCATACATTCCATTAAGCTCCCCTTTTGAGATCATGTAGTTTGCTTCATCCAAATCCTTTAATGTGCATTTTTTAAAAAACAATTCCATCAAATAGCCTGTGAACCACTCCGGCAAGTAGTCTTTTGTAGCTCTCATGACCTTTGACACATCCGCCCAGTCATAATCATAGCTTGACAGGATTACATCTAAATCTGGATCCGTAAATGGATAGATGACAAGATCAGCGTTGACGATCTTTCCATTATCCAAATTGTCATAAAACTGTTCCTTTTTGCTTTTAGCTTCGGGAAAAACACAAACTTTTGCTTTTGAAAAAGCCAGCGGTGGCATGGGGCAGTCTTTTTTCAGTCTCAGATTCTTTAATCTGATATAGCCAGAAAAAGCATAATCATCTTTTAATTCCATAATGTCTTTTAATGTTATATTATTTGTATAACAAAAATTCGACATTGGAAACTTACAATAGCACATCCATGCAATATATGAACTTGTAAAGTCATAACACTCAACAGGGTCTTTTATTAATTGATTCACATAATACCTGTTTGCATGGGTGTAGCCACCATGATAACAGTCAAGCATCTGATCATACTGCTCTAAGGTCAGAGCCATTTTCTCAAATTGCTTTCTCCATTTCTTGTCTTTTCTTGCTCTCCTGCGGGCGTTCGTCCGGATAAATCCCGTATTGGTCAGCGGACAGTTCGCCACGTTAAATCCTCGCTGATCTATGTATTTGCGTAATGCCTTGCATAGACTGATTGTATCCGTACAGACATAGGCTATTTCTTTTGCTGTACGTGAACTTGCTGGCGTTCGGAATTTCTTATAGTCCCATGTGCCGACTGCTTTTTCAGTCGTTCCCATGTCTTTGCACAGTTTCTCTAATGATCGCTGTGTCAAGATAAGGCTGTCCCGAAATTCAACTCCTTGCCCTGTCCATTTCATGAAGATATACTTATGAGTTTTACTAGCAAGTGATTTGTCTGGCATTCCCCATTTTCGGAAAAAGTGATTACGAAGAAATACATAGTCATATGGAAAGTTATGCACATAAAAGCGTACAAGGTGGCTATCGTCAGCATGTAAAGTTGTGCAAATCCTGTCGATCGTATCAATCAGATCAGAAACATGGTTGCCATAAATACAGCAATCATCCTCTATCGTGATTGTCCAATCCGTGACAAAGCCAATGTTTTTGTTAAGATAGACAAAAGTCTCCGTATCAACAGTTATAATTTTTTCATAAACTCCTAAATAATGCCCTGCATTGGATCGCCGGATAAAATCACCATTGAACAGTCGCATATAATCGTAGTTCTTAAAATAAATAACTGAATATCCTGAGACTACCATGAGTTACCTCCTAATATGGTCTATACTTCAAAGCTTCTGATTCACCAGAGAACCCAAGCCGTTTAGCTATGACATCAGCCATTTCTTCGTCTGTACGCTCACGGAATTGCTCTAAATCCTCTATTATCTTTTTTACTGTAGAAGTATCAAGTTTATGACTGATGATTCGCATTGTTTGCTTACTATCGTAGAATAATTGCATCCACTTCCAGACCTCAGACTTAAAAAATAACTTCATTTCCTCTTTTGATTTGAAATTAATTCCATATTCTCTGCTGAGGGTCTTTTGGCGTTGATCTATGATCTCATGCCAGCCCTGCACAGTGCTGCTCTTTTCTTTCAGCACTTTTTGTATGGCCTTAACCTGAGTTCTAGGCAGACCTTTATATTTTTCATTATCCAGATTTTCCGGTATCGTTGATCGTCCTGGAAAAAATCTTGCAAGCAAATCTTGATAGTCTGCATAAGCTCCTCCAACTTCTGAATCAAAACCTTTTGCTTTTAACCTACGCATACGCTGATTCAGACGTTTTGCAAGTTGTCTGCGGAGCTGTAAAGCTTCCAGAGTAGTTAGCATTTTTGGGTTGACGTTCAACCCTTTTGACGTGGTTGGTATTTTAGGATTCTTTGGCATTATATATCACCCCCTTCATATACTCATAAATGCTATCGTATTCCCTAGTTGTTACGCGAAAATCTAATTCTGGTTTTTTAATGATCAAATAAAGATTCTCACATAGAACTCTTGCATCGTTAATAGTATCATGAACATGAAATGAGGCAATAAAACGATTTGTTTCAACATTTATTAGAGACTTTGAACGATTGTACATTGTTTTTCGTGCAAGTCTCCTTATGACGATTATTACTTCTGGATAGTTTAATTCTATCATGTCTGACCTGTCAAGATCTGGACTAGATTTCTTAAGAATCACTACAGGGGCTTTTACCCCGGTATTTGTGTATTTAATTTTTGTATATTTTGATTTCATTTACTGGTCCTCCTCAAAATCAATGTTATTATTTCTTTCAATACAGTCTATTGAGTTAATTTTGCTACCGTCAAAAACACTAGGTACTGGATTATCAAACGGAATAGCTTTGCATGTTTGGTAAACCTTGTCATCTTTCAAAATCATGCTTAATGCTTTAACCGACATGCTGTTCCCGTTTTTGTAATTGATTTTATAAGTATTGTCTTTCATGTTTTCACCCTCCCGCCTTGTCGGCTGTTGCTGTTTCATTTGATAAGTCTATTATAGTTCATATGAACTAATATGTCAACAGAATAAGTGACAGACTTTGTGGTATATTGTCAGACAATTTAATGTTATAGTTGCCTAGCAAGATTCATGCCAGTTTTGCAATTATGAACAAAATATGAACAGATTGGGGAAATGTTAACAATTTGTTCACAGGTTTGTCT